CATACATCACTAAATCTGTTGGTATTGGATCTACAATGATCTATGTTGATAGAGTAAGACCTCTGTTCAACGGAAGAAATGAAAACGATACAAGTCTTACTTTCCAAGAAAAAGTTAAGTTTGTCCCTCAGGCAACTAAGGTTGGAGCATCTGCAACTGCTGTAGTAAGTGTAGCAGGAACAGTTTCTTCTTTGGTTATATCTGATGGTGGTGTTGGATATTCAACTGCCACTGTAAGTATTGGTGGAACTGCACAACAAGATGTAACATTAGGACTTACAACTGCTACTGCAAGAGTAACTATTAGTGCAGGTGGAACTATTTCTGCTTTGACGCTAACTAATGTAGGAACTGGATATACTACAGATAAACCACCTGTTGTATTGATTACCCCTCCAACTGATGAAGAGGAAGAGAATCTGATTACAAACTACTTTGGTGATTCTGGAGTCATTGTTGGATTTGGAACTACAACTGTTAGTGGAGTTACTACTCAGTTTATCTTTGACCTTCATATTCCATATGAGTCTAAACTGAGAGAAACGACAATCGTTGGAACTGCGGTAACTCTGAGTTCCTTGGGTGTAAATGATTACTTCATCGTCTCTAACTCTAACGTTGGATCTGCAACTACATCCATTACATCGATCGATTTCCAAGATAGTTCTACTGCTGGTGTTGGTAAATCTTTCGTTGATAACGTATACGTTGTTCAAAGCGTTCAGAACGTTGAACGGAACATCATTGGAATTGGAACTTCTGTATTCAGAAGAGTATTTGTAAATGTTGATGATGCTTTCGCATTCGGAACTGCTGGAACTATCTCCACAACCACTCTTGCTGGTTATGGAGAATATAGTTGGGGTAAGATGGAGATGGCGTCAAGAGCGGCAAACAACTCTTATTCTGCTTATACAAGCGGTGGAATTATTGGAATTAACACATCAATGAGGGTCGAAAGATCTCAACAATTGAAGTCCAAAAATTACATCGTATCCAATACATAATAAATAAAAAAAACTTCCATTAAGTTGGCACAAAATGGCTGCAATTATAACTGATCAAATTAGAATTTTGAATGCGAAGAATTTTGTTTCTGGAATCACATCCAGTTCAAATTCTTACTATTCTTTTATTGGTCTACCAAACCCATCTGATTATCAGGATGATTGGGATACCAATCCACCTGCTCCCAAGGATAACTTCTCTCAGGAGAATGATTATTGGGATACCATGGTCGCATTGAAAAAAATCAATTCAAGTGACGTAAGACAAGTAATACCTAAGAGAAATTGGGTATCTGGTACAACGTATGACATGTATCGACATGATTATAGTGTTACTAACACTGCAGCCGTTTCTGGTGCCACTAATTTATACTCTGCATTTTACTATGTAATGAATAGTGATTTCAGAATATATGCTTGTTTGCAAAATGGAACTGATACAAATAATCCAAATGGCAAACCATCTCTTGATGAACCCACATTCACTGATTTAGAACCAAGATCTGCTGGTTCAAGTGGCGATGGTTATCTCTGGAAGTATCTTTATACTATCAAACCAAATGAGGTTGTAAAGTTTGAATCTACAGACTTTATGCCAGTTCCTGCAGATTGGTCAACATCAAGTGATAATGCTGCGGTAAGAGACAACGCAGTTGATGGATCAATTAAAGTTGTTATCGTGACTAACTCCGGTGTTGGTCTTGGAACTGCTAACCAAACGTACACAAGAGTTCCTATTCAAGGTGATGGTTCTGGTGCAGAATGCACTTTAACAGTTGGTGCAGACTCTAAAGTTAGTGGAATAACTGTTTCTAATCAAGGATCTGGATATTCTTATGCAAGTGTAAATTTAGAATCTGGTGGAGTTCCAACTGGCACTACTATTCCAACATTTGACGTTATCATGACACCACAGGGTGGACATGGCGCAGACATCTATAGGGAACTTGGTGCATTTAATGTTCTACTTTATTCCAGAATTGAAAATGATAATGAAAACCCAGATTTTATTACTGGAAATCAAATTGCGAGAGTTGGTATAGTTGAAAATCCAGAAGTTTCTACTGGAAATGTTTTAACATCAGACAAAGCAAGTGCTCTTAATGCACTTAAATTGACTGGAACTGGATATAGTTCTGCTTCCTTTACGGCTGACTCATACTTCACTCAAACTGTTGCTACTGGATCAACTGCTGTAGGTAGAGTTGTTAATTATGATGCAACAACCGGAGTTTTAAAATACTGGCAAGATAGATCTCTTGCTGGATTTACAACTGCTGGAATTGGAATTACAAATCCAACTTATGGATTTGATCTGAAGGCATTTACTGATTCTCCAGATGCTGGAGGAAGTGTAACTATTGTCCCTTCAAGTGGATCTAATCTTGCGATTGATACTTCGTTCACGGGTATAACTACCGTAATAAATAATAGGACATATTATCTTGGTCAGTCATTTACCAGTGGAGTTGCGGGTCCTGAAGTTAAAAAACATGCAGGAAATATTATTTACGTTGATAACAGACCCTCAATCACCAGATCATCTAACCAAAAAGAAGATATCAAAATCATTTTGCAGTTCTAAAGAATTATGTCTCAGCAAACAAATCTAAATGTAGCCCCATATTTTGACGACTTTGATTCTGCTAACGATTTTCATAGAGTTTTATTTAAGCCTGGATATCCCGTCCAGGCAAGAGAGTTAACCACTTTACAGTCGATTCTTCAAAATCAGATTGAAAAGTTTGGGCAGCATTTTTTCAAGGAAGGAGCAAAGGTAATTCCGGGTAATACTGGATATACCCAACTCTACTATGGTGTTCAACTACAAAATACATATCTTGGAGTTCCTGTTGCTGCATATGCTGAGCAGTTAGTTGGAACAAAAATTACTGGTGAGACATCTGGAGTAAGTGCTGTTGTAGATAAGGTTCTTTTTCCAGAAGATTCTGAAAGAGGAAATTTAACTCTTTATATAAATTATCTTAATTCAAGTACAACCAATAATTCGACTCAAGTTTTTTCTGATGGAGAGAACTTAACTTGCAATGAAATTATTGCATCTGGTCTTCTTGGCAATTCTACTATTGCTGCTGGATCTCCATTTGCAACCACGATCGGTAATGAAGCATCCGTAACAGGTTCTGCATTCCAAATTCAAGAAGGTATATATTTCATTCGTGGAAATTTTGTAAACGTAAGCACTGAAACCTTAATTCTTGATCAATATGGAGATGCTCCAAACTATAGAATTGGTCTCTTTGTTCGGGAAGAGATTGTCAATGCAGATGCAGATGAAACTCTAAATGACAATTCTCAAGGATTTAATAACTATTCTGCTCCTGGTGCAGATAGACTCAAAATTTCTGTAAGTCTATTCAAAAAATCATTGACTGATTATGATGATAATCAGTTTGTTGAATTGGCGATTATCGAAGATGGAAATATAAAAACAAAAGTAGATAGGGGAGATCTTGGTGGGGGCCCAAAATATCTTGATATTAGAGATATTCTTGCCAAAAGAACTTATGCTGAGTCTGGAGACTATTATGTAAAAGCATTTGATCTTTCCGTACATGAGTCATTAAACAACGGAAGAGGTAATAGAGGTGTATTTAATGTAGGACAATTGACTTATAGTGGTCAAATTCCAACCAATGATCTTGCGCTTTATAAATTTTCTCCTGGTAGAGCATTCGTCCGTGGATATGACATTGATGTAGCAAGCACTACTTTTATCGATGTCCCAAAACCAAGAACCACAAAGACAATTGAAGATCAATCTATTATATACAACACTGGTCCAACTTTAAGAGTAAACAGAACTCTTAGAGCACCTGATATTGGTATCGGTAATACATATGTTCTTAGTCTTAGAGATCGAAGAGTCGGAGTAACTTCTGATACTTCTCCTGTAGGAAGAGAAATTGGTGTTGCAAGAGTTTATGATTACAGACTGGAATCTGGATCATATAATACTAATAACAGCAGTTTAAATGAATGGGATATTTCACTATACGATGTACAAACTGTAACTCATCTGTCTCTTAATCAGTCAACCACTCTTTCAGTTCCAACCTTTATTAAAGGATCAAATAGTGGTGCTACTGGATTCTTGAAGGATGCTGTAACTGTAGGAACTGCACTGACAGTATATGAAGTTGAAGGTGACTTTATACAAAATGAATCTTTAATCTTTGATGGTGTCCCAAATGGAAGAATTGCCATTGCAGTAACAGCACATACATTAGCAGATGTTAAGTCTGTTTATGCAACTAATGATGGTAACACTGGTATCAACACTTTCAATGCTGATGTTATCCAATCACCATCAATTATTGTTGGTGTATCAACTATTACTGCAGCATCTGGTGGTGTTAGTACAGTAAGAAGTTCTAATAATGCTTTCCCATCAGCATTTTCAGTTGGTGATCTTGTAGAGTATACAAACTCATCAGCAACTCTGACTGATCCAACAATGTCCAGAGTGACAAGTGTTGGCACTAATTCTATTGCAGTTGAAGCAGTTGCTCCAGTTCCTGGAGTTGTGGCAGGAGCTCTTCCAACAGAAAGTATTAATGTTAGTGACTTTAGATTAGTAACTACAAAACTTGATCCATCTTCTGACAATACTCTTTACACATTATTACCTAAAACTGATATTGCCACTGTTGATCTTAGTGATGCAAGTCTGATAATAAGAAAGACCTTTAGTGTTGATATTACTTCAAATCAACTTTCATCTCAAATTACTGCTGCGGCAAATGAATCTTTCTTACCATTTGATGAAGAAAGATATGCATTAATCAGATCTGATGGAACTACAGAAGCATTATCATCAGATAAGATCGAAATCAATACTGCTGGAACTGGATTGAATATATACGGTCTTGGTTCTAATGATACTGGTGCTACTCTGATCGCATCACTTAGGAAGGTAAAACCAACTTCTAAGATCAAAATCAAAAATAGAGTTAAGACTCTGATTGTTGACAAGTCAAACATTCAAGCATCTGGTATTGGATCTACAACCTTAAATGATGGACTTGACTATGGAAATGGAAACTATCCATATGGAACAAGAGTTCAGGATCATACAATCTCTCTGAACGTTCCAGACGTGATTGAGATTCATGGTGTATTTGAATCTGCAGATACAGATAATGCAACTGCCCCCAAAATTTCTTTATCTGACATTAATAGTACATCTACAACTACTGCTGAACTGTTAGTTGGAGAGTCTTTCATTGGCGAAACAACGGGAGCTGAAGCAATCGTTGCAGAAAAACTGACTTCTAGTCAAATTTCATTCATCTATAAAAGTGATATTCAGTTTGCAGAAGGTGAAACTGTTACCTTCCAAGAGACTGTAATTCAAGGAATTGTTTCATCTTTAAATTCTGACAGTTTTGATATTTCAGGAAACTTTAAGTTCAGAACCGGTCAGGAAGAAACTTTCTATGATCATGCAAGACTTGAAAGAAAAGAGGGTTCTATCGCACCTGCTAAAAAACTAAAAGTTTATTATCTAAGTGCCTCTTACGAATCTACCGATAATGGTGACATCACAACTGTAGAATCATATAGGAATTTTGATTATGCAACTCAGATCAAATCCGTAAATGGATTTGCAAACTCTGATATGATTGATATTCGCCCAAGAGTTTCTGAATATACTGTAGCAGAAGGTGGTAGATCTCCACTGGAATTCCTTGGAAGAACATTTAATTCCGCAGGAAACTCTGCAACTAATTCTCTATCTTCTGATGAATCAATTCTTACAACATTCTCTCATTATCTCGGTAGAATTGATAGAGTATTCTTAGATAAAAAAGGTAAGTTCCAAGTTGTATATGGAACTCCATCAGAACTTCCTCAGAGACCAAACCCAATCGATGAAGCACTTGAAGTTGCTGAAATTACTCTTCCTCCATTCTTATACAATGTTAAGCAAGCATCTCTTAGATTCTTAGAACATAAGAGATTTAGAATGTCCGATATCAAGAAACTTGAAAATAGGATTTCAAGTCTTGAGTATTACACGTCTCTTTCTACTTTAGAAACCACAACTGCAAACATGTTTGTTGCAGATGCTGATGGTTTGAATAGATTTAAGTCTGGTTTCTTTGTCGATAATTTCACTGGATTTACGGCACAGGAAGATGGTCTCAGAATCAAAAATAGTATTGATAGGGCACATAAAGAGTTAAGACCAAGACATTATACAAACTCAGTCGATCTTATCTTTGGTCCAGTCGTTAATACTGATCCAACAGCAGATCTTAACTTTGCTACTATTGAAGGTAACAATGTTAGAAAGGCAAATGATGTAATTACTCTCGATTATAGTGAAGTTGAATATATCAATCAACCATTTGCTACCAGAACTGAAAGTGTTACTCCTTTCTTGATTAGTTTTTGGCAGGGAACGATGGAACTTACTCCTGCTTCTGATACTTGGGTAGACACTGTAAGACTTGACGCAAAAATTATTGATGTGGAGGGTGACTATGCATCAACAGTTACTCTACTTGAGAGAACTGAAGGTCTTGATCCGCAAACTGGTTTTGCTCCTATCGTTTGGAATGCATGGGAAACTAACTGGACTGGATTTGAATTTAATGATTCCACAGTAAGAAGAACAACAACTACTACTGGTGGTAGAAGAGGTGTTGGCGGTTGGATCAATAACTATAGTGGAGGTTTTGGAAACCCTGCAAGAATTCTTGAGACTACAACTACAACTACCGTAGAGGATACGTTAAGAGAAACGATTCAAACTGGAGTTGAATCAAGAACTGGTTTACAAACAGTTGTTACTGAACAGTTTGATAGAGAGTCTGTTGGAGACAGGACTGTGAGTAGAGACTTGATCGCAACTATGAGATCAAGAAACATTGAGTTCGTTTCTAAGAGAATGAAACCACTGACTCAAATGTATGGTTTCTTTGATGGAGAAAATGTAACCAAGTATTGTGTACCCAAACTCCTTGAGATTGAAATGACATCTGGAACATTCCAGATTGGAGAAACTGTTGTTGGTAGAATGGTTGATACTGGTCTTGGTCCAGTTGAAAGAGGAAGAAGACCAAGAATTACGTTTAGAGTTTCTCAATCTAACCATAGAGAAGGTGAATATAATGCACCTGATCAGGTGTTTAGAGAAAATCCTTATAATGGATCTCCTCTTCCTGCAGTATATTCTGCAACTTCAACTATTCTAAACGTTGATACATTCTCTCTATCCAATGAGGCACAGGGACAGTACAGTGGTTATATCGCAGAAGGGATGGTCCTTAGAGGAGCAACCAGTGGTGCAGAAGCAACTGTTACGAATGTAAGACTTATTTCCGATCTTGCAGCAAATCTGACTGGTAGTTTCTTCATCCCAAATCCAAATATTCTCACTCACCCAAGATTTGAAACAGGAACTAAGGTCTTTACTCTGACTAATGATATTGATAATGATCCAAATGTAGCAACTACAATTGCTGAAGAAGGGTTCACAGCTTCAGGAACACTTGAAACTGTTCAAGAAAATATTATTTCAGTTAGAAATGCAAGAGTTGAGCAAAGACAGGAATTCCAAGAAAGAAATGTAAACAGAAATCTTGGAACCGAGGTTGTAGGATCTCAGGTAGTCAATCAAACTTCTAACGAAAATATTGTTGGATGGTATGACCCTCTTGCACAATCTTTCTTAGTTGAAGAGGAAACTGGAGTATTCGTTACTAAGTGTGATGTTTATTTCAGAACAAAGGATGATAATGATGTTCCTTTGGTATTCCAACTCAGAACAATGGAGAATGGATTCCCAACTCAGAAGATTCTTCCTTTCTCTGAAATTGTTGTTGATCCTGCAGACATTGACACTTCTGATGATGGATCAGTTGCAACTACGATTGAGTTCAAGGCTCCTGTTTTCTTAGAGGGAGGAGCGGAGTATGCAATTGCTCTTGCATCTAACTCAACTAAGTATAGTGTTTATATTTCAAGAATTGGTGAGAATGATCTCCTTAGTGATACATTCATTTCCAACCAACCATATCTTGGATCTCTGTTCAAGTCTCAGAATGCATCGACTTGGGAAGCAAGTCAGTGGGAAGATCTCAAGTTCATTATGTACAGAGCGGACTTCCTTGATTCTGGAACCGTTGATTTCTACAGTCCAGAACTGACTGAAGGTAATAGGCAGATTCCAACTCTTGTACCTGATGCAATTGAATTGACTTCCAGAACAATTAGAGTTGGTCTTGGAAGCACAGTTGCAGACTCTGGATATCAACTTGGAAATACTTTCTTCCAACAGACAACTAATGCAACTGGAGATCTGGTGGGAACCGCAGGAACTGCTGTTGGTAACCTTACAATTTCAAACGCTGGTATTGGTCTGACTCCAAATGATGGATCTCTTACTTTCACTGGAGTTAATCTTGTAACTTTGACTGGAAATGGTAGAGGTGCTCAGGCTGAGATCACTGTTAATGATGGAGTAATCGTTGCAAGTGGTGCAACAATTAGTAATGCTGGTGGTAATGGATATCAAGTTGGTGATGTTCTTGGAATTACAACGATTGGAAATGCGTCTGTTGGTAGAAACGTAAGACTAACAGTTGCTGGTATTGGGCAAACTAATGAACTTATTCTTGACAATGTTCAGGGTGAGTTCTCAGTTGGTGCTGCTAAGACTATGATGTATATCAATAGTGCTGGAATTACCACAGAACTCAACTATGGTCTCCCTGGTGGAGAAGGTGGTGATATTCAGATTTCAACTATTAATGTTGATTCTGATGGACTTCATATCAAGGTCAATCATCAGAATCATGGAATGTATTTCCCTGATAACAGAGTCATCATCTCTGGTGTTTCTCCTGACATTAAACCAACTAAATTGAACGCATCTTACTCATCAGATTCAACTGGTGGACTTTCTGTGGATAGTGCTACTAACTTTACATCTTTTGAGAACGTTGGCGTTGGCACAACTAACACTGGTTATCTCATGATTGGTGAAGAAATCATTGAATACACTTCAGTTACTGGCAATACTGTTGGTGGAAACATTGTAAGAGGATCTAATCCTGTTACTTATCCAATTGGAACTCCAGTATTCAAGTATGAACTTGGTGGAGTTAACTTGAGGAGAATCAATAAGACTCATACGCTAAGTGAAGTTTCTATCGGAAACTCGATTACTTATGATTCTTATAATGTCAAGTTGGACATGTCTGAGTTGTTTAACTCAGATAATGATGATAGAAGCAATGACGTTGGTTATCCAAAACTTTATGTTGGTGCAACTAAGTCTTCTGGTGGAACCAAGATCAAGGCAACTCAAAACATGCCATTTGAGATTATCACACCAATCGTTCAGAACGTAACCACAAGAGGAACATCTATTAGTGCAGAAGTAAGAACTGTTACTGGTAAGAGTATCAGTGGTAATGAGATTCCTTATGTTGACAATGGATTTGAACCTTTAGTAGTTAATTCACCAAACTATCTTGATTCTACCAGAATGATCTATTCTAAGGTAAATGAAGATGAGAAATTGACTAACATTGAAGGATCTAAATCTCTTCAAATGAGAGTCAATATGGTAACAACCGATTCTCATATCTCACCGGTTCTTGATGGTCAAAGAGTTAGTACCATTCTTTCTTCCAACAGAGTAAATGATGTAATTTCCGATGTTGCAACAGATTCGAGAGTAAATGGAGTTTTTGATGATCCAACAGCTTGTCAGTATATTTCTAAAGAAATCAAACTGACAAATCCTGCAACCTCATTGAAAATTATTCTTGATGCTCATATCAATGATTATTCAGGAATTAAAGCATTCTATGCCATAAGCAATAAAGATGGATTTAATCCTATCTTTGTTCCATTCCCTGGATATGGAAATATCAATTCCAGAGGTCAAATTATTGACGTTGCCAATAACAATGGAGATCCAGATGTATTTGTAGGTAAGACTCCTACATTTGGATTTGACAGTGGATCTATTGAGTTTAAAGAACATACATTTAGCGTTGATCAATTACCAACATTTAGATCTTATAGAATTAAGATTCTACTTACAGGAAAGAATCAAACTTATGTTCCAAGAGTGAGGGACCTTAGAGTTCTCGCATTATCATGATGTATAAAGTAAAAGATCATGCGGATCTCAGAAGGGATCCGCATACAGGAGCAATAATTAATATGAATTCTTTAGATCATGAAAAATATGTTGCAAGACGTGAAGTAAATAATAAAGAGCATCAAAAAGTACAAACAATTGAGGGTGAAGTTGCTAACATAAAAGATGACATTAACGAAATTAAATTACTATTAAAGGAGTTAATCAATGGATCCAAATGATATAACATTAGATAATCTAACTAAAAGTTTTGAATACACTAAATTAGCAGGAGAAATAGATAGTTGTGATGATGTTGAGCGAATTAAAAATATTGCTAAGTGTTTTTGCAAACTTTATTATAAACAACAGGAAACAATGTCAGCAATAGGTATTCCAAATGGCAACTAAAAACGTAACCTTTGATCCTGATTCTGGTGTACCAAAAGGTGTAAATCTAACCATGTACGGTGGTTCAGATTTTGAAGCTAATTTTGTTGTTAATACAACATCAAATGCTGCGTTTGATTTAACAAATTATAGTGGATCTGCTGCCATGTCTAAGAGTGTGGCAGTTGGAGCTACTCTTGGTATCACATCATCATTCACTGTTGGATTTACCAGTGCGTATGATGGAAAGTTGAAAATATCCTTAGGTGCTGTCAATACAAGAGCAACATCAGAAGGCAGATATGTTTATGATGTTTTACTTAAACATGAAGTTGGTGGAGGATCAACTGTGCATCCTTTAATATCTGGTAATATATTAGTTGTTAATCCTGTTTCATCAGCACCATAAATATAGTTGAGGAATTAGTGTATACATGGCTCAACCAGCAAGTAGGTCGGACCTAATAAACTATTGTAAAAGACAACTGGGGGCACCAGTTTTAGAAATCAACGTTGCTGAAGAGCAGATTGATGATCTAATAGATGATGCATTGCAATATTTTCATGAAAGACACTTTGACGGTGTAACTCAGACGCTTTTAAAGTACAAGATAACAGAGGCAGATATTAATAGAGGAAGATCAAGAGGTAATAATCAGACAGTTGGAATCGTAACCACAACTGCTGATTCTACAATTGATGGATCTACGGTAACCTTCTCATTTGAAGAAAATAGTAATTATCTTCAGATTCCTCCAGAAGTTATTGGGATAACAAAGATCTTTAAATATGATGGTTCACAAACAGTGTCTAACAACATGTTTAGTGTGAAGTATCAAATGTTCTTGAATGATATTTACTATTACGGTTCCACTGAACTGTTGACATATTCAATGACAAAGAGATATTTGGAGGATATGGATTTTCTTCTGAATACTCAGAAGCAAATAAGATTTAATCAGAGACAAAATAGATTATATCTTGATGTTGATTGGGGAAGTGTCACAAAAGATAATTACCTAATCATTGACTGCTACAGATTACTAAATCCAAATGATTTTACAAAAGTTTGGAATGACTCTTTCTTGAAGAGATATGTTACCCAATTGATCAAACGTCAATGGGGACAAAACCTTATGAAGTTCCAGGGAGTAAAACTTCCAGGTGGAGTTGAACTTAACGGTAGACAGATTTACGATGATGCACAGAAAGAACTTGATGTAATCAGGGAGGTAATGTCCAACACTTACGAACTTCCTCCCTTAGATATGATCGGTTAAAATTATGCTGAATCCGTATTTTCAACAAGGATCAAGGTCTGAGCAAAATTTGGTTCAAGATCTAATCAACGAACAGTTGAGGATGTATGGTGTCGAAATACACTATCTCCCAAGGAAGTATTTGTCTGAAAATACTATTATTAGAGAGGTAATACAATCTAAGTTTGACGATGCATATCCAATTGAGGCGTATGTAGACAATTTTGATGGATATGGAGATAATACAACAATACTTTCAAAGTTTGGTATTCAAGCAACGAATGAAATAACTTTGATTATTTCAAAGGAAAGATTTGAGACATATATTTCTCCTTTGATTAAGAATGAACAGGATATTAAATTATCAACCAGACCAAAAGAAGGAGATCTAATTTATTTTCCTCTTGGAGATCGTCTATTTGAAATTAAATTTGTAGAGCATGAAAAACCATTTTATCAGTTACAAAAAAACTATGTTTATGAACTGAGATGCGAACTCTTCCGTCTTGGTGATGAAGTTATTGATACTGGCATTGATGAGATTGATGACACTCTTACTGGTGGAGAGTCTGATGGACTTACTGAAGATGGAATCTCTACTCTGATAGGAGTATCTCAAACTCTAACTTTAGTTGGAACTGGAGTCACCGCTACTGCAGTAACAGGTATCGTTACTTCTGGTGGTCTCAGGTTGATCACAGTCACTAATAGAGGTGGAGGATATACAGGAGTACCAAGAATTGGAATATCTTCTGCACCAGCTGGTGGAGTTACTGGTATAGCCTCTGCTCGAATGATCGGAGGAATTGTTGTATGTAATCAAAGTGCCAATCCAAAATCAAGATCTGTTCAAGCAGTTGATATTGTAAATCCTGGCGCAGGATATACAGTAGCACCAGGTGTTAGATTTATCGGTGGTGGTGGAGCAGGTGCTGCAGCAACAACCAAGATTGGTGATGGTATTGTTGGAGTTGTTACTCTCACAGATGCTGGTTCTGGATATACAACTACACCAACAATTACATTCAGTAATGAAGTATTCTTGTCCGGTATAACCACTGTATCTGCTGCTGCAACAGCAGTTGTAGGTTCTGGAGGAACTCTCACCTCCATTAGACTTATTAACGCTGGTTTAGGTTATAGTACTGCACCTACAATTACTATCTCCAATCCAAACATGAGTTCTTCTGGAGAATTTATATTCAATGAAATTGTCACAGGATCTGTTAGTGGAACAACTGGTAGAGTTAGAACTTGGAACTCCACTACAAATATTCTTGAAGTTGGTAATGTTAACGGAGAGTTTACTATTACAGAAAATATTGTTGGTTCAACATCAGGTGCATCACACGGATTGTTATCATCAAGTTTAGATCCTGTTGATGATGGATTTGCAGATAATATTAATATTGAAACAGAGGCAGACTCTATATTAGACTTCTCTGAGCAGAACCCATTCGGTATTCCCTAAATAATCCTTATTATACCGAATAATATCTTAGGGATCCAAAATGTTTGAATATTTTTATAACGAGATATTGAGACGAACCATTATTTCTTTTGGTACTCTCTTTAACTCAATTACTGTTAAGCAAACGAACTCTGATGATAGTGTTGTCAGTGCTTTCAGAGTCCCTTTAGCATATGGTCCTACACAGAAATTTTTAGCAAGACTTGAGCAATCTGCCGATCTTAATAAGTCAGTTGCAATGACATTACCAAGAATGTCATTTGAATTCACTGGATTAACATATGATCCATCAAGAAAAGTAAGCACAACTCAGCAGTATACTGTAAAAGATTCAGATGATGGATCAGAATCTAAAAAAGTATACATGCCAGTTCCATATAATATGCAATTTGAACTGAGCATTATGTCTAAATTAAATGATGATGCTCTACAAATTGTTGAACAAATTTTACCATATTTCCAACCAGCATATAGTTTAACTGTTCAACTTGTTGATTCTATTCAAGAGAAACGTGATATTCCAGTCATTTTGGAAAACATCACAATGCAAGATGATTATGAAGGAGATTATACTACAAGAAGAGTTCTTCTTTATACTCTAAGATTTACGGCAAAAACATATCTGTTTGGTCCAGTATCTTCGGCAACCAAAGATATTATCAAAAAGTCTACTGTCAGTTATCTTACTGGAACGGATATTACAAATACCGTCAGAGAAGTTACATACTCTACTGTACCAAGAGCTATTAAAAATTATACTGGTGATGCTACAACCACTCTTACTGCAGATATAACCAAGACTCTGAAAACGTTTGAAGTTGAGGATGTAAGTGGGTTGACTGCTAAGACTTATATAGATATTGAAGGTGAACAGATCTTCATCAAATCGATTACGGATAACAAGATTACCGTTCTTAGAGGTCAAGATGGATCTACCATCACAGAGCACCTGAGAGGAGCACCTGTGCATCTCATCACTGCTGCAGATAATGCATTGATTGAAGAAGGCGACGACTTCGGATTTAGTGGTACGATCTCATAACAATGACAAATAAATTTGACACACTAAATGACGAGTTCAATGTTGTAGGAGACATTGTACAACCTGAAGTTATTGATAAAAAAATTGAAAGGATAAAAGAGACTTCTGATGATATTAAAAAAGACTATGACTATACAAGAGGTAATCTTTATAGCATAATTGAAAAGGGTCAAGAAGCAATAAATGGTATTCTTGAATTGGCACAAGAAAGTGAAATGCCAAGAGCATATGAAGTTGCTGGTCAACTAATCAAAAATGTTGCAGATGCCACTGACAAGTTAATGGACCTTCAGAAAAAACTAAAGGATGTTGAAGAAGAGACACAGACCCGTGGACCATCAAATGTTACCAATGCATTATTTGTTGGATCAACTGCTGAATTGGCAAAATTGTTGAAGGAAAAGGATAAAAAATGAGCGGAGACTTAGGACAATTTTTTTCACTCATAGGTAAAGCAAAGAAAGAGAAGGAAGATGAATTCCGATCTCTGGTGGGAGAAGTTGACATCAACTCGATGTTTTCTCAAGTCAAAGAATCAATAAACGAAGATAAACAAAAGCAAAAGAAAGAAGAGAAACAAATTAAAGCTCTTGAATCTTGGTTGTTTGAGGAGACTAAGGAAAAACCAGTAATAGTTGGTGTTGATGATACCAACTATGAAGAGTGGATTGAAGATAATGAAGAAGTAGAGGTAACTCCAGAACTTGTCCAAGAAATAGAAGAGGAAGAAACAGAAGATACTGTTGATCATGCACTAAAAATTCTTGAGACAATCAAGTCAAAAGAAGAAGTAAGAGAAAATCTTCAAGATCCAGAAATACTCAAGATCCGTAGAGAACTTGAGTATCTCAAAAATCTT